TGACACCGCAACAGACAGTCAATTGATGCCTTTGGCCCTTATGGCCCTAGCAGGCTTGGGCTTGTTCTTCGCAGGCGTTAACGGCTTGACAACCCGTAAGTAAGACAGTATAATAACTACTTCAACAACACAATAGGAGCGAACTATGGTAACAGCAGAACAGATTCAAGCAGGTTTTGTACTAGCACATCTCGCAGGCGTTGAGATGTATCAAAAGATTGGCGAGCGTGATGCATGCGGTTTTGGTTGGGTTGATGTCTATGTGGACAGAACCAATTCCAAGCAGGCCAAGGAGCTGATCAAGGCAGGCTTCCGCAAGGACTACAAACCCAAATGCTTGAGCTACTGGGATCCTGCAAAGATTCCTACACAGAGCATTTCAGTCAAAGAAGCAGGTGCAGAGGCATTAGCAACCTATCTGCAGAGCTTGGGTCTAAAGGCCTACGCAGGCAGTAGATTAGATTAAGTCGATCAAAGGGCCTTGCACAACAGGGCCCTTGAGTGTATAATTAATTTTTCAACACCAAAGGAGCGACAATGGTACATGTAGTTAAAACGAGCAAGATGATGATGGCCCTACAGAAACAACCCAAAGGCACTATTGCCAGCCTAGAACAAGAGGCAGTTAAGAAAGATATTTCGAATGAAACAGACGAAGAGATCCTAGATCGCTTGCGTACTCGTTTTGGCATCTTAGATGACATGACTCGTGCAGTCAAGCGGGGCGATGTTCGTGCTATGATTGTGACAGGCCCTCCAGGTGTAGGCAAGAGCTTTGGAGTTGAAAAGGTCCTCAGCAAGCATGATGTCATGGCTGATATTGCACAAGACAGCAAGCTGAAGAAGTATGAGATCGTTAAGGGTGCTATGAGTGCTATTGGACTCTACAGCAAGCTCTACAACTACAGCGACAAGAAGTGTATTCTAGTGTTTGATGACTGTGACTCAGTCTTGTTAGATGACTTGAGTCTTAACATTCTCAAGGCCGCGTTGGATACCAGCAAGCGTCGTATGATCCACTGGAATACTGACAGCAGGCTCCTGCGTAGTGAAGGTGTGCCCAACAGCTTTGAATTCAAAGGCGGTGCTATCTTTATTACCAACATCAAGTTCGATCACGTGAAGAGCAAGAAGCTACAGGATCACTTGGAAGCATTGGAAAGCCGTTGCCACTACTTGGACCTTACTATCGACACAGAGCGTGAGAAGGTACTTAGAATCAAGCAGGTAGTAACAGAGCATGGCATGTTAGACAGCTATGACTTATCGGATGAAGCCAAGCTGGATGTAGTCAACTTCGTAGACGAGTACAAGGCTCGTATGCGTGAGCTGAGCCTGCGTACAGTACTTAAGGTAGCAGACTTGCGTGTCAGCTTTCCAGACACATGGCGGGCAGTAGCAGAGGTTACATGTATGCGTGGTAGCCGCTAAGGGCTAGCATACAGTAAGGCCGGGGCACTACTATACTAGAACAGCTCCGGCAGACAGACGCCGATGTGATTCGCTCCCACTAGGCAGTCAGTTGGTCCCCAACATGATAAATCCGATTCGCTCCCGGTCATGTTGGGGATTTTTTTGGCTCAAGGTCGGCGGTGTGATGAAGAAGAATTTGACCAGGGCGGGGCATATATATACAAAATGATTTATTAACTAGCTAAACTGCATGGGTACCGAAGTATTTTCACCCCTCTAAAACTATAAGTACTTCTTTTAAATTTTTCGCGAGCCTAGTTTTTTTGGACTGTAGGACCCATTTGGCGACGGCGTTCTAGCCACTCTTGCTCATTGCTGTTTAAGTCTGTGCTCCATCCTGCTAGACTTAAGAACGGTACTCCAATTCTACTGGCAAATGTGCTTAGTCCTGTCCAGAAGTTCGCCGCACCATATGTATTTACGGCATATTTGAGTACCTTGTTTTGCTCAGGTGTTAGGTATGGTTTAAGTTCGGGAGCCATAGTTATTGCGCCTGCTAGTATAGCGGCTCGCCAATCGCCCTTGGCCAGATACTTGAGTATGTTTATATTAATAGGAGACATTTTTGCCAGTGGTTTTGCCGGTGGTTTTGCCAGTGGTTTTGCCGGTGGTTGTGCCGCTTTGTCAATAGCATTGTCTATAGCTCTAACATCAGCTTGTTGTGCAAATTCTCGTAAACGCATAAGATATTTATCATGAAAAGGCCCTCTCTCAGAAGGGCCAGGGTTGCGGGCATGTCCCGTATAGAATTTCAACAGTGATTGTTCAACACCCTAGTTTGGTGGATTCTCACTGTGCATTAACTTGGTTTGAGGCTTGTGATCTAAGTATCGTGATGTCATATACATAAAACCTCCTTAAACACAGTTCAAGTTCTGTGCACAAGTATTTACTAGATTACTAAAAGATTACATGAAAATAGGCTAATTTTAGTCTCAGTAAAAACGCTAAGTACTGGACAAAATTTTTCGCACACAATTTTTTTGATCCTGTAGGACCCATTCGGCTATATACACTATGGATACACATGTTGTCATTTCCCGAATCATAACCGCTATAATGAGTCTCTTAGACAGTGCCAATCTGCGTAATCGTGTCTACACGCAACAACAGCGTATAGAACAGTTAGAATTGGCCTTGGAAGATATAGATCGTATTAACACTAATAACGCACATGCTCAGCACTTGATCGCTGGCATTGTTGCTAGAACTCGCCAATAGTTACATCTGCTTATTACGGCTACCAGTATCTGCCCAATTACCAGCGCCTGAATCAAATCCTATAGTTTGTCCAATGTGTTCTTTCTTTGGCTGATTTTGGCTTCTAATTCTAGCCAACTCTGCATCTTCACCTTGGTTTAATCCTGAAGTGTATGTGGCCATAAAGAATGCCAGTGCCGCTGGACTTGTTGCTATCGTCCACAACTGTTCTAAATCACTGGCTATACTGGCTCCCCATTTGACCATGGGTAAATTGGCATATTCACCAGCTTTTTGCAATACTGTAATAGCGGCAGAGGGCAGTTGTCCCTTGGCAGCTTCTACAGCCAAACGACTTATTGTAGGACCAAACTGACTCCAGTTGAATCCCAAACCTTCCACAATTGACTGCATGTCTGCATGTTCGTCCAGCTCATGAGCATCAAACACTATGACATCATCGCCATTGACATCTTCATGGTGTACTAGCTGTATTTGATCCGATCCATCTTCCACTTCACTAATACCCCATCCCATGCGATCCAGTGTGTGTTCTATGGCTTGTTGCACATGATCACTGCCTTGATACCACATGCGAGCCAGCTTTTTAAACTGATCGTAATCGTCATCTCCGGGTGTTACAGCAAATTCTTGTAGACTTTCACAGTGCCATTTACGTAGACTCTTGTTTATACGACTGTTGGGATCATGAGCTGTTTTACCACTGGTATTGTGCTTTTTCATACCCGTCATACGAGCACAGAAACTGGCACGTCGTTTGGCATCTTTTGAACCTTTCTTTAATTTACTGGGCTTGGTAGTTACAGCAGTTTGTAACTTTGATCCAGGATGTTCTTTGCGATAGCTGGCAACACCTTTCTTGTTAAGGCCGCCATTTTTGTTCTTGCCTGAGCTCTTTTGCCATGCGGCTGTTTCCATTATACGTTGATCCTGTGCTCGTTCTGCACCCATGCCCATGTCTTGATTGTCAACATAGTTTTCTTCTGTGGGCACACAGTTGGGCACAGTGGCACCACCTTTCTTTTTGGTACCCACAGGATGATAGCCCTTCCAGCAGGGGTTGTTGCCGCGTAGGCTCTTCCGCTTTTCAGCTAGGGTGCGGGCTTGTTCTTCTATGGTCCATATACGGTACAAGAAGTCTTCCATTATGATTGAATCTAGGCTTTTTTTCGTCATACTGTATTTATTCGTACAGGGCTACAGCTAGCAGAACTTGCGTTGTCCGCTACGCTTCGCGTAGGCTACTGGAAATTTTTCCGCTTTCAGCTTCGCCGATAAAATTTTCTGCCGGGCCTGATGGCCTGCTAAATATCTGCATGATACACAACTTATTCCCCATTCCCCTATACATGAGCCGTGCCAGCGATCCTGCCAGTTTGGCCCAGGAACTTGAGCAAGCACAGAATCGAATCACATGGGCTGATTCCGGTGAGCTGGATGATCAACATCCTATCACTACTGTTACCTACTTTGATGACGTTATAGCATCAGCTCAACTGGACTTGTTTGCGGCTGAACTTGAATATCATCTAGCTGAATACTGTCGTGAGCTAGATTTCACTGTGATTGCTCATGATCGTGCCAGTTGGCTAGCTGAGTACAATAGGAATGATTTCAGTGCCAGTCATGATCATGGAACTGCTGACATTGCCGGAGTCTACTACTATCAAACCACCGGGGATGATGGCAATATCTACTTTGAACGCCCTGGACAAGAACATACCAGTTTGGCTTTTACAGATCTGGGTGATCGTTTTGAAATGCGTCCTGTTGAAGGTATGATTTTACTGTTTCCTGGATGGCTACGTCATGGCGTTACCAAAAACACAACAGACGACACACGCAAGGTCATCAGCTTTAACATTTGGTTTGACCGTACTGCGTGGATCAAACAGCAACTAGGTCCAGGTAAGTAAAAACAGTGTACGATGTTTGTCGTACTTGAAGGCCACTCCCACGTGGTAACACTCCTGTGCCCAGTGCCATGCCCAACGCTGATACTTGGGACCTGTGTAGTTTAACAGCCAGTGTTCTATACTGGTTACACCTGTAATCCAATCTAATTGCTGGCCATGAGTACCTGGCCATTGAATATCAGCTATGAATTCAAAATTGTGCTGGTCTGGGAAGTAATCCCTGGGGTTAGCATACATACAAATATTTACACCAGCCATAAAAAAAGCACCACGAATGGTGCTTTTTTATCATATTAGGCTTGAGCTTCGCCCCAACGTAGAACCAAGTTGGTTGAAATTGGAGCACCCTGTGTAATATAAGCATTAATAAACAAAGTATCACACCCGTTGGGATATGTACCACGTCCACCAATTGGAGTATTGGTAAGTTCTTTCAAGTTACTCAAATCCAATGCGTCCTTGTTGGCTGGTGAGTTAATGTAGGAAAACACAGTTTCGCCAGGCAGTGCGTATGTACCGCGACTGCACTGAACTGTTGTACCAGTACCACCGTATAAAATAACCGGAGCCAACAACACTTGGTTAATAGTAATACCATAGTAAATTGCTGTGGTTGCTGTGGTTGTATTTTGGCTTACGTTGACATAGTATGTACCTGCACCGCCTGTACCTGATCCGTTGGCAATAATATATGTGTTAGCACTGACACTACCACCTGCCAACAAACTACCCACAGTAACCACACCGCTTGGAGTACCTGTTACTGTCATGATAACTGCGGTACCTGTCACAGTCACGTTACCAATGGTCTGTGTAACTGATACACCCCAAGTTCCAACTCCAGAACCTGTACCAGTAATGTTGTTGGTAATGTAAGTACCTGAACCCAAGCTAGTACCAGTCAACAACATACCTATTGTAACAGTACCTGAACCCACTGCGGTAATAGTCATAACGTTACCGGCAAAGTTGGCAGTAAAACTACAGGTTGTTGTGTTAGATATAGTGGCAGTAATACCAGCAGAAGTTGATACTAGACTGGAAACTTTGGTCAAACCATACAGTGATGCAGTACTGGTTGGGAAATAAACGTCGTCACCCACTTGTACTGTTGTACTGGTTGGATTACCGATCAAAGGTATAGCACTAGTGCCAGCCGAAACATATATTGGACATACTAGATAGTTGTTGACAGCATTACTGAAAATAATACTGGTACCAGATGCCACTTGACTGAAACTTGGCTGTCCAGTTGGGTTAACTGCTGAATTTAAACTGTTAAAGCTGACGTTGGTCAAAGCAGGGAAGTTGCTAGGATTAATAACACCCTCAACCACAATGGCCGCGTTAGTACCACCTGAACCAGATGATGATTCCAGCTGTTGTAGCAAGAAACTAGCACGGTTAATGAGTTCACGTGCTCCAAGATCGCCTGACAAGGCATTACTTACACTGGGTGCTAGACGAATAGCAAACGCAGTGGTCTTCTTAGTTGTAAGCGGAACGTTGGTAACCTGATAGTTGAAAATGTATGAACGGTCTGCATCAAATCCGCCGTCTTCAATAAATGCCGCGCCCCAGTGACTGACAATAGGACTGGCACAACCATTAACCGATACTACACCAGTTTGTACTGCATGACTTGCGGCTGCACCTGCTGTAAATGTTCTATAACCACCACTTGCCCATGGCACTATAGTAACTGCTCGAGTTAATCCTGTCAACGCATTAATGGTCAACGATGTAACAGTGCCAGTGGCCGCGGCGTTAACTTGAGTCATCACAGTTACGCCCACATTGGCTAGGCTAGTGGCCAGTGTGATAGTAGCACCATCTATAACTGTGTTTACATAGTATGTAGTGTTGACTTGTATGTTACCTAAGTTGTTGGTGTTGCTGTTGTAACTCATAAACACAATAGGTTGTCCTACAGCCATATTAGTAGTTGAACCAACTGTTACAGTATTACCCGTTGCACTGGTAGCTGTGGCTTGTGTATTAATTTTACCTTTATAAGTTATCAATTCATTGTCAATATAAATTGTACAGGCTGTTAGTGTTGGCAGTGGGAAATATGTAGAATCAAATACAGTTACAGTTGTATCGCTAACACCCAGTGGACTTGATCCAACAATAAAACTACGGGCGCCTTCATTTTGCACTTCATAACGTACCGGCATGTTACCTGCTCGCATCCAAGCTTCGTTGTTTAAGTTGTTGTTACGCAAACGATGTACAGTTACATATTTGCCCTCGGGACCACGCATCATCCAGTCAATAAATCCAGCACCATACCATGTCCATTGCATGGCCACCATTTGCATTTTAGTTGGAATAATTTGATAACCACTTGGGTTGTATATGCTGTTGGATCCGTCCATACGGTCCACGTTCCACTGACTTTGTGGAATAATACGATCTACAGTTTTTGTACCTTTAATACCCTGTGCATTACTGTATCCACGCCATTGAGGGTTAATATACATTAAAGTATCGCTAATAACTTGAATAACGGTATGACTCATACCACGTATAACAATTTTGTCGCCTACAAACAACTGACTTGTAAAACGTGTGTTAACTCCAATAACTTGTCCTGAACCAACCACAACAGAAAAAGTACCTGCTAACTGGAATGTGCTAGAACGTTTGACCACGCTGACCACTTGGCCATCATACTGGAAAAATACTCCATTTTGTTCGTCGTATGTGCCTGAACGCACTACTGCACCATACCAGTTGTTTAAACTTAATAAACAAGGATCGCCAATTGCGGCACCAATTAATCCAGTAGGTGCACCTAACGTTTGATTAGCTAATACTTGTAATGTACGTTCGTCGATAATGTTGACTACAGTATATGTACCATTGTATCCTGTTGTTATAATACCACTAAGTGTTACACTAGTACCTTGCTGACAACCGTGATCTACGTCGTCAGTTGTGATAGTTAATACTGGAGTTAATATAGCCGTGGCAGTCAGAGACCCTGATTGGGTAACAGATGTAATTGCTGTTCCTGCCATAGCGTTTGCATAAGAACTGGCTAGTGTAATACTAGTTCCAGTACCGCCAACTGCAATATAGTATGTACCGGCTGTTAATCCCACTGCACCATTTAATGATACGTTTGATATTATTAATGCCTGTCCTTGTACATAGGTACCGCTAGTAATTACAACAGATCCGTTAGTATTAGCCACAGTGATTGACAACCCTGTAGCATAATTTTGACCTGTAGCAACTGCACTACGTACAAAGTAATTTGGTGCCATTAGTAAACCAGTATTAAAGTTAATTGCTTTACCTGATTGATAACGTATGTATTTCTTGCTCATACGGATGGCCTGTGCCGCATAACCTGGGCCACCTGTACCTAATTGTACTCCGCCGTCGAACGGTCTATGTGAATAAAAACTATCAGGACGAGCATAAACTTGAGCAGAAACTGTACCGGTTATAACTCCTGCACCGCGAGCGGTATATGTAAATGTTGTAGGGCTTGTTACTGCCTCAACGAAGAAAGGACCATTTGCTAATGTATTGTTGTTAGTTCCGTTTTCGCTATTTACTACAACGTTGATTGTTTCACCTGGAGTAAATCCATGCGGACTTGTTGTGTTAACTGTAATGGTAGGATTGACGTTAACAGCTGAAAATGTACTGCTAGATCCTACTGTGGCCGATTGACTTATACTATAAGTACCTTGCTGGTATGCTGTATAAAAATTATAAGTACCTGAACCAGCACTACTGAACACATTGGATAAAGTAATAACACTACCAACAATGCCTGTAACAAATGTTGAGTTAGGAATACCAGTTCCTGACACAATTTGTCCAACTACAATATTTGTAGGACTGTTTACTGTAAAACTATATGTACCCGCTGTTCCGCCAGCAGTTAAAGTTGGACTTACTACAGGACTTGCGCCGGTAGGAGTCAATTGAATAATGATAGAAGTTGCACTAGGAACTGTAGCAGTACCAGAAGACAATCCTTGTCCAGGAGCAAGAACTCCGCTTGTCACAGAACTAACTGTTAAAACTTTTCCTGAAATTGTTCCAGCAAAACTGGCAACAGAACTAGGTGTAATATATGTTATTGTTGGAGGAGAAATAGCTACCGCCCACAAATATCCTGTACTGTTAGTTAAGACTACGTTTGTACCAACAGTTACGTTCATTGGGCTACCAGAATACACAGCAGTAGTTTGAGTTGCTAGTATTAGTCCGTTTAAACTGGTTGGACTAGTAAGACTTAATTGTGCATAGTTACTGTCTAAGATTGCATAAATGTAATATGTTCCAGCTAATAAGTTACCAATAGTAGTACCACTGATACTGACTGTTTCACCTACTACCATGTTAGTAGTGCCGCCAACAGATACACCATTTAAAATATAGTTACTAAAATAAACTCCGTTGGATAACGCATTGGTACCAGTAATTGTTGTAGTATATTGTTGTTGTAAACTAACTGTAATTTGATTACCGCTAATACCTGAAATATAATATTGTGTACCAGAAGTTAGATTGCCAAAGTTGCCGCCTCCAACAACTGCCATGTTACCGCCACTAACCGTAGCAGAAGGTGTAAAATTAGACCCACCGCTGGCAAGACTTATAGTAATCGTACTGGTGTTGATAATACCAGTTATGTAATATGTGACACCATTTAATAATCCTCCGAATGGTGCTCCAGAGAATGTCACAGGCATACCGGTTGCCATTCCAACAGTAGTTCCAACAGAAATATAACCAGTTGATGCGTTGGTTGCAAATGCATTGGTATTGATAGTATTAAACGTGATAGGACTACCTTGAGTCATACCAGTAGTTGAGCCAAGTGTAATTTGATAAGTTACACCACTAGTTGCTGTTGCTGTTGTATTAAGGACTGCATTTATATTCGATCCACTATAAAACCCGCCCTGACGAAGTTGAATAAACGAAGTCCAAATATTATCACCGTTAGTAAAACCTACTTTACCTTTTGCTATGTATGTAAACGATGTTGAGTTTATTATTTGATAAACAACAAAAGATCCTTCAGCACGATCATAGCCAGTGTAAGCACTATTAAATCCTCTAATAGTGATTGGCTGCCCTACACTATATCCGTGAATACTAGCAGTGGTAATTGTAATAACTGATTCTGATGTAGTTAGTCCACCGCCACCAGAACTTGCGTCTGTTGTTGCGGCAGTCACTGTTAAATCTGTTCCTGGAATTTCATAGATTGCAGGAACACTACGTTGCTGACTAATGGTCAACCACTTAGTCGGTTGCATACCATACTCAAAGTCAGCATCTAATAATGATTGCGGAGAAGCAACACGTTGACGTTCAAACGCATCGGTTCCTACTTCTGGACTACGTACATATTGAAATGGCTGTTCATACAATATCTGTAGTGTATCAGTTGATGCCATGCCAGTAGTTGTACCTGCTGCCAAGGTGATAATAGTAACACCGTCTGAGTTATCTAATGCGTCTGGGAAACTAATATCGTTAATACCACGTAAAAAAGAAACAGTTGTACCAGTATAAGTTGTATCTGCAAAATTATAAAGTATTGTGTTTCGTGTGGTATTTGTAATTACTAGAAACTGTTGTAGATCATATTTTCCAGGTATTTCTATTGTACCGGCGCCAGCCACTGGTGTAAAAATATATTGTCTAAGCTGTGCTTTTGCCATTCAAATCTCCGTATCTTGTTTATATTTATCAAACCCATACTAGCACATAATATTGTTAAGGTCACAAAAAAACCCGTAACTAGTACGGGTATTTTGTTTAGTCTAATTAATTAAACTGGAACTTCTTCCCACAATAAACGACCAGCAAAGCTGAATGATGTTGTAGCCGCTGTATTGTATAAAGCTAGTACGCCACCTGGTGGAATAATTAATTGTCCATCAAAGTTTTGTACGCTTGTTAATCCTGGAGCAACTGATGTGTTGGCAATAGTACCAAGCTGTATTGCTCCGCCACTTTGGAAGTCAGCAACTTCTAAAGCTGTCAATGGGTTAGTTAAACCAGTAAGAGCAGTAGCGCCGGCAAAACCTTTAGTTTGTGAACCAGCTTGTGTCAATGTCTTGCTGTTGAATGGTGCTAGACCAGTTGAAATTGCACTGTTACCTGTACCTACATACCAAACTAATGCACCAAATGGTGTTGGTGTTGTTACAGTATTATAAAATGCTGAAAATTGAGCTTGTGTCAAAACAGCGTTAACACCTGAAGTTACCGGGTTCCAAATACCTAGCATTGGAGTACCTGTTGTGGCTGTTGCTAGTGTAGCTGAACCACCTGTTGCAGTACCGTGTGTCGATGCACCTGCAATAATAGCAGTTGTACCAGTTCTAAATGTGTTACCACGGTATGTCTGCTCATAAAAACGATCATGTAATTCTGTTACGATTACATCACCTAATTGTCCTTGACGGATTGCTGGGGTAGCGCCTGGTTGGTTTGAACCAGCTGGTGCGCCTACTTGTCCTTGAATTAACATTCTTAAATCTCCTTAATTGATCGGGTTATTATTGACAGAGTTTACGTCATTACGTAACCCGTCTATATCGTCATTAATATTTAGCCCCTGTGCTAAAATTACGTTCATTACTCTTAGTTCTTGTAGAATCTGATCCAGCGATTCCTGCATTTTTTGGGCTTGTCCGCCGTATTCTGCTAAGAAATTACTTTCAAAACCAGGAGCAGTATCATAATAAACGTTTAGTTTATCAGTTGAGCTAAATGTACTGGTATTAAGTGTCAGCGTAACTATTGATCCACTTGCTGTAGCACCTAAGCCAGGAGCACCGGCAACATATAAAGGAGTGTTTTGTGTAGTATCGATTACACCATACAATTTACTGAAACTGAATCCAGGGTAGTTTGTAAAGTTTAATGTACCAACTCCGCCAGCACCTGGTGTAAAAATTGGTTGAAAATTTAATAGTTGTTTCATATTTGTCCTTAGAACGCCAGCTGATAAGTTAATACAGTAGTTATGGTAGGAATGGCAACACCGTTAGAAGTTAACGATCCACCGAATGCAACACTACCACCACTTGCACCAATATTTATCGCTTGTGCTCCGGCGAATAAATTAACTGTACCAGAAGTAACGTTTGTAGTTATAGTTGCAGTACCGGTTGTTCCGTTTCCTAATAAACTCAATGTTGTGTTTCCAGTATTTGCTCCAATATAAGTTGTGGTGCCTGCACCACCGATATTCATAGTAGTTGCCGCACCAAATGCATTTACAGTGGTAGCGTTGGTATTGAATAATGTCACAGTGCCAGTACTTGCAGTTGTTATAGTTGGGTTAGTGAAGTTCAACACACCATTAACTGCCAACTGCATTTGTTGTACACCATTGTTGTAAAAACTCAACGGCAAATATGTTCCACTTCCATTTATTCCAGACACTAACTGCACATCGGTTGTACCATTGGTAGCAATTAAAATTTTGCTAGCATTAGTCGGACTACTGTTGTTTAATGCTTGCCAGCTAGCGGCTCCACTAGTACCGTTTGGTACAGCATAGATACCAGTTGATGCGTTAGTAGTTTTAGTAGTAAATAGTGTTCGGTTAGCAAATGTGGCATTATCAAAATCGCCGGTAATAACTGCACTAGTGCCTAATGTTAAACTTGTCAGTGTTCCTACGCTAGTTAAACTAGATGACACAATCGTGTTAGGTAACGAAGTTCCGGTAATGTTTGCACTCGATATAGTTCCATTGATTGGATTAGTTACTGATAATGAAGTAGCAGTTAAACTAGTTATGTTGCCAAGTGTAGTGATACCAGCCGCACTAGTGATTGTAGTAGGTAAAGCTGATCCAGTGATACCACTAGCCGCAACACCTGCCGCAGTAGTAACTGTTCCATTAATTGTCCCGCCTACAGTTAAATTTCCGCTCACTGTTAAACTTGTTAGTGTACCAAGACTAGTAATATTTGGCTGAGAAGCATTAGTAACAGTTGCGGCTGTACCGGCAGATCCTACAGTTCCCCATACAAATGCACTTCCACTCCAACTTAAATATGTACTGCTGACAGCTGGTGCAGTTACATAAGCAATCGTTCCTGAACCTGTTTGATAAACTAATTGATTCGATGCACCACCTGCTAGCGTAGTTGCTGTACCGGCATTCACTGAATTGACAGCATTGGTAGCATTAGAAACCGTGCCACTGACATTCGATGCACTAATTGTTCCACTAATTGTACCAGTGACAGCTAAATTTCCAGTAACAGATAATCCATTCAATGTGCCAACACTGGTTAAACTTGAGTTAACTACGTTAGGTGGTAATGTTGTTCCTGTTAATGCACTTGATGGTGTTGGGGTAGATAATAGGGTAGGATAAGAAAGAGTATTCCACGGAGTAATGCCGTCACCGAATTTCCATTTAAGTGTATCTTGTTCGATTCCTGTTTCACCTGCACCTAATATTGGATTGACTGCGGTCCAATTGGCCGCTGTATCTCTTCTTAATAAAATTTGTGTTAATGTTGTCATTCCAAATCCTTACGCCATTGCCGCGGCCAATGCCAGCGCCAAAGATCGAATAGTTGTATTACCAATTTTAAGATTGGCAAAAGTAGGTGTTGCTGTAGTTCTTAAATCTTGAGAACTATTAATAGTTACTGTTGTGCCACTCACACCGACTGAGATTCCGCTAGTACTAGCAAATGTCAAACTACCACCAGCTGTATTAAAAGAAACAGGAGAACCTGATGTTCCTGTAATGGATAGTGTTGCATTAGCTGTTGGAAGATATGTAGTTAATGCAGATGTAATAGCACTATTTCTATTAGTGACTTCTGTACTTACAGCACTAGAAATAGCAGTATTTCTATTAGTAACTTCTGTACTTACAGCACTAGAGATAGCAGTATTCATACCAGTTGTGGTAGTATAACTGCTTAAACTAGTACTTAAACTAGTATTAGTTACATACGACTGTAATGTAGTTGTTAACGCTGTTGTAAGAACATAATTAGATAAAATCGTATTTAAATTAGTTGTAGTGGTATAATTCTGTAAGGCTGTTGTAACGGCATTATTTGCATAAGTTTGAGTAGCCATAGGATAGCCACCAACAGTTGATCCATCCATCAAACGGATTGTTTGATTAGTTACATCGTAAACTATGTCCCCGCGGTCATAGGCTAGTTTTGCTAAATTAACAGCGTCATACCCGTATAGTTTAACCGAGTGTTGGGTTTTGCTCATAAATACCAGTCCTTATAACTAGTATTTACCGTTTTTACTCTTTGTGGTAATATTGATAATTAACGGTGGTTTCGTTTTCTTTATGCACAGTTGCACCATTTTTTAAGTGAAAACGACGAGCCATAGGTGTTTGCGGACTTAAGGTAACAATATTTTTAACATCTTTGTATTCGCCTAAAATCCATTCAGCGGCTCTTTTTAACAGTTCTGCACCGGCACCGGGTGCATAACTCCATATGGTATAAAATACTGCTGTATCTTTAGTCTTGTCCATATTGATTAAATCTTCTTCAGTTGTAGGAATATCTTTAAGCCATTGCAAACAAGTAGCGGCTAGGATTTCTTCCCCTGCTTTTAAGATTAAAATTTCAGCGGCATCATTAATGCGTTGCTCTAATGGAATATGAGGACGTACTGGATCATCTTTAACTACACGAGTTAAAGGGTCTGCGGTTGAGCGTAGATGATATAGTTCCATTATATACGTACTTATCTATTCTGTCTAAAAACCATCAAATATCATCAGACGGAAGATTATTCAATAGATCTCTTAATTTACTACTTGCAACTTCTGCACGAACTTTTGGTACAGCAAGTCCATCTGTTGGGTTTTCTTGAGCTACCGTTTGACGATTCTTAATAGTGTTAAGTAATGCACTGCCAGCACTTTGACTGTTGTTATTTCCATAACTATCTTCCTCGGATAGGTCGCTGATACGCAAACTGTCAATATTGAACTCCAAGTCAATCTTTTGACCAACACCGCTTGAACTACGTGTCTTCATCAGCTGAATTTGATAGCGACCACGCTCACGCATAGCACGACTTGTAAAGATACCAAACACATTATCTGCTGTCTGAATCTTACTCAATCCACCTGAAATATGACTGTGATCAAACTCAACTTCTTCCACAGCACCGCGATTTAACTGTGCCGCAGTAACAAACACACAGTTCTTTTCCATAGCTAAATTGCGTAATTCTTCTGACACATATTTGTCTTTGACAAACAAGTTTTCAGCACTAATTTTCTTACCCATAGGCATTAACAAGTCCAAATAGTCAACTAACAACACATCGACTCTACGTCCTAATTTAATTTCATATTCTTTCAAATACGCCCGAATATCGTTTGTAGTTTTACCGCTTGGCATATATTTGATCTGATATGTACCAGACTTCTTACCTACCATTTTGACCTTCATTTCAACATCATCTAAATTCTTAAACACATCCTTAGTAGCCATACCTGTTACCATTGCATCCATACGCATAGCAACGAGTTCTTCTGAAAGTTCTAGGGTTAAGTAAACTACATTCATGCCTTTTTCTGCAAAGTTGATACCTAAGTTTGCTAAGAATAACGACTTGCCTGCTCCTGATCCGCCTGCAAAAATATTCAACTCACCACGATTAAATCCGCCGAATAATTTGTCATCGACTGCTTTCCAGCCAGTCGATACTTGACCATTTTTGTCTTTAATCTTCATCAAACGTGTGCGAGGATCCAGCCAGTAATCTGTACCTAAATCTCTCTGCAGACCAATTTGTACCGCTAACTTGATCTTTTCTTCAACACTACCGTATTCACCTTTTTCTAACAAATCGGCGCTTTCTAAGATTGCTTTTTCCAAACCTTTATGTCGAATGAATGTTTCAAAATCATTAAGTAGCCAGTCATAGTGTTCATCACGCAAATCATGTGGCACTTTAAAATTGCTACCAGTGGCGGCATTGATAATCTCTTCTGTGGGCACTACAGAATGTTCTTCAATGTACTGATGCATAAATTCAGCCGCCGGCTGCAATCTACGATCAAACAATGTATGATCAAAAATGCCCTGACATCTACTAAACGTGGCGGCATCTGCCAACATCATTTCTAGATATACTTTTTGTATATCATATCCGTAATCTGTATTTTGTTTCATATTGTATTATACACTTTAATTAAACACTTTAACACCGTAATGGCGTTCAAAGCTCTTTGCATCTGCATGATCATTCACCATAGGTTTACCCTTAATGTTTAAACTGGTATTAAGTAACATCGGGCATCCAGTTCGAGCATACCATAGCTCTAAGAGTTTTCTGAACGGCGATCCATCGTTTGGAACAGTTTGTACACGTGAACTTCCATCACGATGCACGACAGCAGGATAAAGCTCAGGATTCCGTAAACGGGCGATGACTTGCATATACCTACTATTATGCCAATTACGAGGCATAGTAAAATACTCATCAACAAACTCCTCGAGTATTGCTGGAGCAAACGGTCTGAATTGTTGTCGTTGTTTGATTGCATTTACCTTATCCTTTATATCTATATCGCGGGGATCCGCTAATAAACTTCTATTACCTAACGCTCTTGGACCAAATTCTGCACGTCCTCGAGCAACACCGCATATTTTATTAATTTCTAAATAATCGACAATTTGTTCATTAGTTGCACGATAACCCATGTTATAACCTAAGAACGGATCAAACTCGTCAGGTGACATTCGCCATTCTGGATGTTTGGCTAGTACAGCGCCTACCGCACTTCCAGCATCACCTGGATTTGGCATTATCCAGGTATTATCAAAATAGTTTCCTGTTAGTCTATTAGCAAGGCAATTTAACGCACAACCACCCATTAAGACTAAATTTTTACTATTGACTAGCCTTGTTGCTTTTATCAATAAATGCTCGAAGTATTCTTCGTATATGTCTTGAGTGGTGGCCGCAATCTCAAAACTATCTTTAACGGTTAAGTCAGGACGCCAATCCATTACACCTCTATGACAACTACGTAAAAATTTTAAGTTGCCATAATTGTCTATAAAATCGTGACTCATGTCAAAATTTAACTTGCCAGGATCACCATATGCGGCCATGCCCATTAAGATATATTCATCTTCCTTAGGCTTTAATCCTACACGTTGAGTCATGGCACTATAGAATAATCCGATACTATGTGGGTAACGTAAACTCCATCTCTTTTTAAGTTTGTTACCTTTTGCTTCCCATATTGTAGCAGTATCCCACTCGCCGATAGCGTCTATAACTACTACACATGCTTCATCGAATCCGCTGGTAAAATATCCACCAGCCGCATGACTAAGATGATGGTCGACATAAGTTATAGGTGCATTGATCTCGTAACGAGCCATGTAAATTTCAATATCATTGTCTCGACCTTTCCAACCTTGACCAGCATAAAATTGTCTTAAAGTCTTAAGAAATGGGCGTTCATACCAATAAACTTGGTCAGGAGCTCCGTATTGTTTTGCGGCCATAACCAAATCACGACATAAATCTTTATCGTTTTTTATACCGCTAAATCGTTCGCTGTGACTAGCAAACACTAATTTTTCATCACAGAATACCGCTATTGCGGCATCGTGACTATTTGCAGAAATTCCCCAACTAATCATGTTTAAACCACTTTTTTGCTTTGAGTTGTATTTTAAGATTGTTAGACTCTTTAGAACTAACAATCAACCACATCGTAGCTAGTTTACCTAGTTTAATCACAGCATCATTGATATCTTTAATGCCTTCGGGCCAATCAGGCATGCTTACTGACCAATTATATTCAAGTGCTTGTTCTAGTGTTGCTTTACCAGCTTCGTCCCTATCTGGTACTAAAATTATTTCTTTACCTAGCTGTCTTAGTAGCCAATTTTGGCTGTCTTTGATCTCTGCTCCGAGCAATGCACAACCATCAATACTTAGTGCATCAAACGGGCCTTCGCTAACAATTATGAATTCTCGATCATTGTGTTGGTTGTCTAAATTAAACACATATCCAGGTTGTTGCTCTGACAAATATTTAGGTTGTGCATCGTTGACTGCACGGGCAGTCCAGCCTACAATTTCTCCTTTGTATAAAAAAGGAATAATTAACCTGTTACTAAAACCAACTTTTGGAGTCCAATAGAAAAGAAAATCTTCAGGAAAAAGTCGTCTACTTACCATGTATTCTAATACAGGTATAAGTTTTTCTGGAGGGTTAGATAATAAGTCTGTAATCGCAATACTATCCATGGGCAATGCACGGATATCAAATTTAGGAATTATATTACGAACTTCTGCGGTATTATTTTGATCTAAGCGTAATGCTTCCAATCTCATCTGCGAAATGATATCATCGGGGATATTTAGATCCCGCATGAACTCATTCATTTTTTTGCTTATGTGTCTACCAGGTTGCCAACTGCATTTAAATCCGCAATTAAAACAATGATAACTTACAGCATCGCCTTGATTAACAATAAATCCGCCACGCTGTCGTTTATCATCACAACATACCGCGTTGAACCCAATCCAACCACTTGGAGTATGTTTACGCTTTGCAGGCAGGTATGTAAGTAATGTATCCGCTATTAGGCTCATGCCTTATTATAACAGATTTATGAAGAATATGCTACTACTTCGGTTATCGAACCATAAGTCAAAGTTGGGTTTTGTTGACTACCATATTGCCAAACATCTGGATACTGCCAACTAATACGCATGTAGTTGTATTGTCCACCGGTGCTTGCTACCGGAACATTATTAAAGGTCACAGTAGTAGTTGTAGCGGTATTGAATGTATAACTTTGAAGTTGTGGCGCATTTAAAAATGAACTAACGGCAATTGTCATGTCTTCTGTAGCTTCGACGTAAACTGTTCCGATAAAGTTTACTAGAGTTACTTCAAAGTTCATATATTCGATTGGAACAGCTTCGTAAAATTTACAAGGAATTGCAGGAGTATGATTGATAACATTACCCATGAAGTTAATTTCACCTACAAAACTGTCGTAAACCATTTCATCTCTGAAAGTCGGTGTAGCATTACCAATCAATTGTATTTTACCAGGTGCACCAAATTGGCTATCGTTATATAACATAATTTCATTGCCAGCTGGATCAATACCTGTAACGCTATAAGTCAAATACTGATCTGCTAAGTCTGAAAGATCTTCTTGAGGAATTACAATATTTCCTAAACCTTTAACAATATTGCTAATTGACAAGCCAGTAGCATTGGCAACTGTTTGATTTTGAAATGTTACAGTTAATGTTGTAGTTGCACTATCGATATCGCTAGCAACTCCGCTGACAAATACTGGGCCTATGATATTTGTTCCAGTTACTTGATAGTTTACTGAAAATGTTCCAGTGATATTTGCTGTTGGAATAGTAATAGTTGTACTAGAACTTTTTCCGTTAGTAGCAACAACTGTGGCATTAGTTGCACTAGCTACACTTTGCAAATTCATGTTATATGGGCTGTTGGGCAATGCTTTGCCGCCTTGATCCATAATATTAACTACAATATTATTCAAAGCTGTTGTTAGGTCGAGACGCTTTTGATCAACATTCTGAATGTCAAATTCAAGGACGTTGTCGACTCCATTGTAAATTTTTATTGTTCTTGCGTACACGACACGGTTCTCCACAGTGAATCCTGCCAAATCGGCTAATAGAATGATCCTATTAGGATATAAATAACTTTGGATTTTTTGCATTTGGCAGAACCTTTAATAGTATTTATGGCAAAATTAAGAGACAACATCGAACAAAATTTACCCTTTATCAGCGTCATTAACTACGGCGAAAATGAATACGTGGGCATCATAATCAACCAGGACCAGTACGTCACTAGTTTCTATGATCTCAATGCTATTAAAACTCCCGAAGAAAAGACACAATTCCTAGAAATAGGTGAAACATGGTGGTGGGAAAGTAACCGTCAATTTCCTATAAACATATTCTGTAGGGAGCAAATTCATCCCTTTAATTATTGTGTTAAAACATTTAACAGTAAAGATGTAAGAGTATTACTAGGTCCTGTGGTTAATTTAATGAATCTTACTCTAAAAAGAGTCAAGCGTAAAAGTGTTCAATTAGTTAGAAAAGTTCGCTAATTGTTCACAAATTAAATTCATCTGCACAACAATTACATGTGCATAGGCTACAGCATGTGCCTTCTTAAAAAAATATTCATCTCCTTCGGGTTTCTGCCAAACTTCTAAGTTCACGGTATTCCAATCTTTTCCAACTAAGTGACGCTTTGCAGGACGAATCATTGCCAAAACAGCCGCCAGTTGTTCGATCGTTGTTGGTTTCATCTCTCTGAGTATTGCCCCATGACCATTCACGTGAAACAGTTTGTTGACGAAATCGTCTTCTAATAATAGATCCCATATAGGCTCCGTATTCAATAAAGTTTTTAGATGCTGTATACTATCAACGCCTTCGTACACTGAAACGTTTAAAAAATCGAGTTTAAAATATCCTCTTTCTTCTGCCGTTTTATAATCTAATGTAGAAATTCCATCGATAGGATTATGCGGAATACTAGTGCAATACACACCAGTATTATGTTTCTTATTAGTATCAATCCGTGCGTCAATATGCTTTAATAAATCTAAAGCCTTTGTTCTATCTGCAAAATCTATATCAATATCTGGCATTTAATAATCCGTATGTATCCATTCTTTAGGTTCATCTTTAGTAGGATTGTATGGTTCCTTAGTAACAGGGTTAACTAGTCGCCAGATGTCTGCACAACGATTTTGTTCGGGTATTTCTTCGACAATCGTTCCATCTTGCAATAACCATGTTACTGGAGAATTCATATTCCTGACTCCTTTACTACTTGTTTAACTAGTTCAACATCTGCTGGTAATTTTTTAAATTTACTTACCCAGAATGGCGGATCAATGATATTTTGTATATGTGCCAACTGTTCATCGCTAAACTTTTGTAGCATAGTTTTTCCGCTGGCACTATTCAAGACCAGCCAAGGACTAATTTTTCCGTCTTTGATATCATAACAAGCACGACTTAGGCTAACATATAAGAAATAATGATTCCATGGCGCATTATTTGCATCACTCCATTCCTGCATATGAATGATACTGCGTTCAAGTGCCGTCTCCACTGATTCACGTTTAATTAAATCAAAAACATATTGTTCATATAATTCTTCACGACACCAATGATCTAGTTTTACCCCAGATGTAACCACATAATCAATAAATTTATGAGGATATAAAGGGTTAACATTACTGACGAAAGACCCAAACTTAACAAAAGCATTATAATAAGGACTTTTTGCAAATTCGTCATAGGTCTTATTACCTTTGTTGTTTTGTGTTGTTTGATAAAATCTATTAAAGGTATCATAAGCTAATACTACGTGTCTTTCTGTACGTGCAAGTGCTCTTCGTTTTTGTTCGCACACATGTACAAACAGGGTTTTTTCTTGCATAAACCCTTTATTACAATATTGACAGATATATGGTTGCGGTGCTAGTGCCATCATTTTAATTTTTTAGCAATGGTGGCTTCGTCCATGCCATGCAGGCGTGCAAGATCTTTTATTTCTTTATCTGTTGACATTTCTGCCAACATTTCAATTTCATCACGTTTGGCATTAGGCATCAATTCTTCTAAGAATTTTGTCTTTTTATTACTACCAGTTTTCTTCTTAAAACCAATCCATTCATGATAAAATTGTGTAGATCCATCATAGCTACACATGCACAATAATTGCCAAAGTAGCTTAGGATGTTTTTGTAAAGTATTCCAATGCTTGTTAAAATACTCGTTAACTGTTAATACAAAATGTTCTTGTATTTCACGTTTGTTACTTTTTACGTTACTGATATAACGATTAAGAATGTACAATTCGCTTTTAAGACTTTTTTGTTGTTCCGGAGTCATTTCATCCCAAACAGATTTTGCGTTCAAATCAACAAACGCTATTTTTTCTTTAAGTTCAATTTTATCACTCATAACGTTCTTTACTTAGTTTATATAACATTATAACACGATCCAAGGCCTTTTGTAAAGCAGGATTGGTTTGTGCCTCTTCAATTACACCCCGCCAAAAGTCGTTTATGCGGTGACCATTCACTGGATCATAATCCCACCCTATTGGTGTTCTTGTATCGGGATCGGCTCCTACTTCTCGAGCATAGGTCACTCCATCTGCTCGTTCATAGATATAAGTAGCTCCAGGTTTAAGGTTACCCATCGACTTCGATATCCTTAATTTTGACAAAATTACCTGAAATAGATACTCTCTTTGATTCCCTATCTCTAAACGGATAAACATAATGCTGAATCTCTGCCGGAAAAATTAATATCATTTTTTCCTCAGGATGAATGAGAGCCTGTGGTGGAAATAAACTATTTTTGTATCCAAAATTAAATTGAATAGCACCCTCAACATAACCGATATCTTGTTTCTTTTTATAAAAATAATTGGCTCTAAATTTAGGAACTTTTAGATAAATCACATAAGACAATATACCATAATGATCATGCATAGGCAAGAACCCATCGTGTGCTTGTACATTGATCCACTGATTTGATAATTTTAAATCATTGTTACCAACATACTGATTAACATGACGACCAATCTGTTTATTATAGTAATCTCTATGCTCTTCTTTTAAAAATTTAAAATCTGCACCGCCATTCCAGAAATTTTCGTTTTGTTCTAGTGGCTGGTAATCTCCCAGATGGTTTTCATATTCGTCTAATAAAAATTTATAAAAATCATCGGAGATTGAACTTTGATATATTTGTATTCCAACTGGGATTAAATTCATTTTACTTCCTCGTCGATGGGGTATAATTTAGCATCAAACGCCATAACTGTTCTATGCCCGGCTCCTTTCCAAGGATAAACCGTATGCGGAAGATAGCTTGGGAAAACAATTACACTACCAGGGTTTGGCGTATATTTCCAAGTGTCTTGCATAACAAATTTAGATATGTCTCGGTTCATAGGCAACTGAAAAATCAACTGACTATCGCTGGGCTTTTTAGTTAACTCGTCTAATTCAGGAGCACTGATATAGATATTTCCACTAATGTGTGCGTTAGGGTGTACATGAATTTCCTGGTAATCACCTGACTCTTGTCTAATGGTCCAAATGCTTCCAACTACAGGTTTACAAAGTTTTAGATCCTGATGTCCGGATTGTGCTGTGACTAAATCCATGTATCCTTGACAAATTTTTTCAATCCATGTAATTAACCAACTAACGTCTAACCCTAGTTCATTGGGATATACATGTACCTGTTGTCCACCTCTGATACTAAGAATATCTTCCCCAGAATCGTTTAGTTCTGGATGGGCATGTAGTGTTTCTGCCAGGCTATAAATTCTGCTAAACTCCACAGGAGGAACTGTGTCGATAGCCATAATAATTGGTTGAAAATATGCTACTTGTAATGTCATAATAATTTATCCAACTGAATAATTTCATTTTGTCTCGATATCTCCTTGACAAAATATACGCAATCAGGTTTAGCACCTTGTGAAATTGGTGTTGCTAATAACTGACTGTTTTTCATTTTAGGAAAGTACCATTTTACATCATTGTAAAAATTTACTATTTCTATTTTTTTAAACTCTACCCTAAACGAGCTTAATGGGTTAAAACATAAGGCTTCAAACCCTCTGTCATTTAAACTTGTTAACGGTAAAATTTCAATGTCGCATCCGCTTTGACTATCTCCTACTGCTATTGACCAATCCAACGGCATTGCAATTTCGTTACCTCCGATATTTAATACCATAGCAGGTGCATTAAACGATTCTAGGAAAATTAACGGCATAAAAAAGAAATCTGGTTCTTTTGGATCGCTGTTATCTAAGACCGCAAATCTGGTATTTTCGTCTACTTCCTCTGGTAAATTGTTCAATGAGAACGTTTGATTATCTAATGTTAATATCTGCATGATTCCTTATTTTTGCCAATCCACTTTCTCAAGAGTAAATGGATACTTGGCGTCCTTGTAAAATTTTTTCCTCGTTGTGAGGTGACGCTTGGCAAATTTGCAGGTTGAAGTTATGTCCCAGATCTGTACAAAGTCTTTGTCTTCTGCTTTCCTAATACCACGTCCAATAGATTGGATAACGCGAGTAAAGCTCTTTCCGGATTCCAACAAAACCAAATTAAAGATACGAGGAATATTAATACCCACAGCGGCCACACCATAAGTCGCCACAGTAATCTTATTGTCATTTGTTGCATGTCCTTTGTACTCCTCTTTACGATCTTTTCCCTTAACTTCGCCTGAAATAAACACAGCGCCTTCTATCATTTCTGTTAATAATTTGCCTGTATCAATCCTATTGACTAAGATTAATGTATTGCCTGAATCTGCAATGCCTTGAACAAGTTTACTAAAATATTGCATCCTATCTTTGTTAGTGACAAGATACTTTAATTCTTCTTGATATGATTTAAACTCTGGTAAGTCTATTAATTGTAACACATTTACATGTAAATTGCTAAGAATTCCCATCTCTTGTAATTCGTGTGCTTTGATGCCTCCAACCACTGGGCCAATGCTGGCAAAAATGGGTTCTCTTTCAAACGCATCTTTAGGTACTGTACCAGTTAGTCCCCAACGTATAGGTGCATTACATAGATTCTGTGTGAGTAAATTCTTCAACACTTCTGCCTTGGCCATGTGTACTTCGTCAACTATGACAGTCTGGACACCATCGAGAAATTCTGCCAATGTTAATGCAAGATCAGCATCCCAGTTTTTACTTTTCTTATCTAAAATATTAAGACTTTGCCAGGTACATATAGTGTGAGTTTTACCTATATCTTTACGATCACCATAGTAAACTCCAACATCTAACCCAACGTTTACAAAGTCTTCTTCTGTTTGTGTGACTAGATCTTTATTAGGAACTATGACTATTGAACGTCCATATTTTTCAGCACAATGCGCCAACGTTGCTGTCATAATAGTTTTGCCAGCACCTGTTGCAACTTCTTGTAGTGCTTGTGTATTGGTGAAAAAACGGTTAACAACTTCAACCTGATCTTCACGCAGTACAATAGGTTCTCCAGCAAATCTATGACCTTCTGGCCACACTTTTCCCTGGTCTGCCCAATAGTTTGTAGTCACCGGTTCGAACTGAATTTTACTAGTTTTTCTGAGATCGTCTATTTCCTCTACTTCAATATTTTGATTGTAAAGTATTTCAAGTATCTTTTCTAACTGGCTCAAATAACCGTTACCACCAAGACCAAATAGACTGACTTTTCCATCCCACCGACCTAGTTTATAAGCTGGTCTATAACGTGCCGTAGGATCCTCATACTTGAATGTTGCGACTAATTTCTTGCGAATTTCTAAAGGCAAATTTTCAAGTTTTATGTTGACTTCGTCACGAATTACTAATTTTACACTCATCGTCCAATCACCTTGCCTTCGAACATTGTAGGCTCATCTGCCCACTCAATTATGCAATCACAGCAGTTGGCATACACTGAAGTTTTACCGTGACGTAGCCCCATTTTTGTATCTAAGGTTATTACACTCATTGGCCGCCACGCATTTTTTAGGAAAAATTTCGGTAATTTTCCACTCATTACACCAGCCACGATTGTGTCATTTGTTAAGTTATAATTATACTGTTTTTCTAAAATAAATTCATTAAATTTCTTACCCAATTCATCATTAGCCAATCTAAAATAAATTCCAGTGTGGTCAAAAATTCCATTTTTTTCCAGGGCATCTGACAAAATTTCGAGATTTTCTAGGTACTTGTTATTGACCATTGTATCGAATACAACCAGCAACGGTAGTCTTCTTAATTTTATCAAACTTTCAATAATTTCGGATAAACTGTGTTCATGTTTGTTGACCCATACTCTTGATTTTTCTCGATGAGCAATACTTTCGGTCAAATTTTCACCGATTTTTCTGGCAATTTCTGGTCGATATTGGTACCGCATACTTCGGTCAATAATTATGTTTTGATCAATGGCGGTCTCGACCCCTAAGTCGTTAGTAATGTGTTTTTGGAAGTTGGTATTACTAATATTACCGATTAAAAATTGGTCACGAATTTCGTCTTCAGACCAAGATTTTATGGTTTCATAATGATTTTTTATCAGTTGGTCAACATCAAATTTGAATGGTTTTAGAAGTTCAAATAAAAATACAATATTACGTTCTGTTAGGTCTGCAACATATTTTTTACCATCATCCTTGGTCAAAAAGTTTTCAATATTTTTAGCGTTGTCTACTAAAATTTTACGAATTTGTGAAGAAAATGTAAAATCTATGGCCAATAGCATTTTTTCTTCATGGTCCGTGGTCACATACATTTTTCTTACCTGTTCAACCACTCTGAACGTCTTCGACCACTGAGGATCGCGATTGGCTTCAAAAATTGCCTCGGAAAATTTCGATATTTTTTTGGAATTTTCTTGGAGAATTTTAAGAATTAGCCGACCTTGATTCTCAGTGATGTAGTTATGCGAAGAAATTGACGAAAATAAACTCAGCAGAGTATTATACTCTTTTTTAGGCAAATTTGCCTGAGAATAATTGTCTGGTTCGTCAAGAATATTTTTTAATAATGTATCTACGTTCATATGTGTTAGTATACACTTACTTTTTTCAAAGGTCAACCGGTTAGAAAAAAATAGGCCTCATATTATTTAAGGCCTATGGTCATAATTTTGGACAAATTAGTTATATGCTTGCATCTTCCATACCAGCAACACGTAATTTTACAATATTTGTAATTTGCCACTGTTTTTGATCAAGTGCTTTAGTAATACCTAACCACTTATTTCTTAACAGGGCAAATTCATTGATAATTTTTTCAAAGTCGACTACGTCTGCTTCACCTTCGACGAATTTTTCACAATCTCTGCTACTAAGAGCACGTTGATAATTCTCTAAGTATTTACGAAAGTGTTGGCTCTTTAGACGACGTAGTTCAATGTTAAGATACTCTAGTATTGCTTCGATTTCCTGTAATTGCATGAATCGTTGTTCAACGATGCCGGGCATTGCAGCCGCGGCACGTTCAACATTTCCACTAATCTTACATTCTTTCTTAGCTTCAACTAATTCGCTTTCAAAGAATTCAGCCGCATCTGGTATGTTACTAATATCTTTTGAAACCTTAGAATACCATCCCATTAAAACTCCAATTCGTCGTAATCGTCATCGTCTTTTTCTTCGTCAACCTCATCAAGATAATATTCTATTGCATTATCTAATATGGTGTCGACGCCAGTAACCGCCTGCATGACTCTGTCAGGAACACCAAAATCTGCTAGTAGATCGACATATCGTTCTGCCGCCGCTTCTAGTTGTTTTTTATCAATGTACTCAGTAAAGAATACCCAGATATCGCTAATTTGTGTTTCAGTCAACATTATCTTCTATCTCCTCAGGAATGGTTGTTGGTTTAACTTTTAAATGATAATTTTGCATTATCATATCTAATTTATCATCTTTCCATTCTTTTCGGTAAAATAAGAATTCTTCACCGGAGGTTGGGTCAACATATTTTAATCTGTTGCCTTGTTGTACAAGTATACCTTGTTTTTCTAACATATCAACCATACCGCTATAAGGATTCATACCTGTTTCATATGGAATCTTAATTTGTACAGTTTCAAAAGGTTTGGCATAACGTGTCTTCATAATCTTACATGCCGCACGAATACCATTTACTTCTGATGTCTTGTTGCCGTCTTCGTCTTCTTTCAATTTCAACTTCTTCATAGCAACTACGATAGAACTTGCGTATACGAAGCCTTGTCCGCCTGAAATTTTGTCATCTGGATCAAACATGTCTTGGCTTGCGTATGTGTGGTTAGTAGCAACTAGACCAACATTTAAATTACCAAACATATTAACACAATTACGAACAAGTGCTGTCAATGCTTTAGGTTTACGACCCATGTCACCTTTCAAATCACCTGCTTCAAACTGATTAACGTCAGTTGGAGTTAGTAACATACCAAGGCTGTCTATGACAAAGAGGACCTTCGGACGGTCAGTCATTTCCTTGTATTCTTTACAAAACTCATTGATAGTTTTGGCAACATCGTCGATCATTGCCATGTTGAGTTTAAGAAGTTTTTCTTCTGATGTATCAACACCTAAATCGTGTAACCACTTTTCATCAAGTGCGTTTTCGCTATCAATCAAAATAACGTAGATACCATCTTTTTGTGCATTACGGATAAGATTACCTGAACAGATAAAACTCTTACCAGCACCGGACTCGCCAGCAAATACAGTAACTTTACCCAGTGGAACTCCTCGATGGAAATCGCCACTAATTAGATAGTTAAGCGTATAATTGCCTGTACTAATCCAGTCTGTCGGGTCGTTAAACCCAACGCCAAGACCATCGATACTCTTGGTCAAGGTCTTTCTAAATTTCGATAGATCGAAGGCTTTTGTAGCCATAAGTTAATTCTCCTAAAAAAGATAACTAGGGCGTACAACTAGGTTGCAGAGGCCCAAGCCAAGTGTTTATTGCTTTTGACGATTGCGAATCATTGCCAAGATGTCTTGGGCACGTGAATCGCCGCCGGCATCTGAGCTAGCTTCAGCTTTAGGAGCAGGTGCTGCCTTAGCCACTGGAGCTGGTGTTTCTTCATCATCGATGTCATCTGCTACTGGAGCCGATGCTTTAGGAGTTGCCTTGTTAGGATCACCAGTATTTTGGCTCATACCGGCTGGTTTGAAATATTGACCCCAACGATCCATATCATATGGCTCGCCGTCAACTGATGCTTCAAACATTTCCTTCATAACTTTCAATTCAACTTCGCCTGGTTTCTTAGGCAAGAAGTCTGTCAAGTTAAATAATCCAAATTTATCTTTGGCCGCAGTTTCAGCATCGCTTAGTGGACGCTCACGACGTGCCCAACTAGAAGTTGAGTAGTCAGCGTATCCGCCCTTGCTTGTTTTCTTCATGCGATAGTCTAAGCCATGCACGTAGTCAGTTGGCAAATCTTCCAACTCTGGATCGACAAGTGCCGCACGAATTGATTGGAAAATCTGTGGACCGATAATGAAACGGCGAATTGGATTTTCTGGTTGATCTTCAGCTTTTTCACCTAGTCCGTCTTCAACAACAAAACCTTGGAAAATATAACTGCGTTTCTTCCAGTATTTACGACCCATGTCTTCTAATGCTGGGTCTTTGAACCAACCACGTACTTCTGTAAGGATTGGGCAAGTGTCGCCATACATTTCAACGCATGGTACTTGTACTGTGATGTTTTTGCTTTCAGATTCGCCTTTGATACCTGCAAAGGGAAGTTTGATCATTGCACGTTCAACCCAGAAAAATGTGTTATCTGTGTTGCCGTCTGGTAGGAATCTAAGTGTAGATTCGCCGCCTTCTTTGAGATTCCAAAACGGATAAATTGATTTATCTCCGCCTGTACGTTCTCCTGAACCTTTTTGTTCAGATGATTTTAATTTTGCTCTAATTTCAGCTAAAGTTGCCATAATATTCTCCTATTGTTAGCCTGTTTGCTTTTTTATGTGCCTATTATTGTTTTACCAACCCTGATAAAACAAAAAGTGCATATACATAAGTATACGCACTTTTATTTATGTTTGCAAGTGAAATCTTGCTGGAAATATGAGTATTTTACTCGAATTATCTGTGATGTACTAAACTTACCAAACGTTGTAATTCGTCAAATCCAACTGACTCTTGTACATCTTTTGTGAGTGGATTGAGTTGCGGTTTAGGTGGAACTAGACTATACGGATTAGGCTGAGTTGCGTTTGAATTATCAGCGGCCGATGGAGTTTGCTGTCCAAGACTCATTGTATTAGTATTTGGCATCTTCAATCCAGTACCATTACTAGCATTAGGACTTAATGCATCTAACGCACGGATATCAACTTTTGTCCCATTATTGACATTCCACCATAAGAATTTAGTTGTCTGTGGTGTGCCTGCTTTTAAATCTTTCAAAGCCTTATCTAATTCTGGAGCGTACTGTGGAATCCAATCGCTTGGCATAATTTTAGGTTGATTACTAGATGAATCCATATACTTGATCATACCATCTTTGCTGTCAATATATGCCGGAGCTGTAGTGTTATCAACGAATTTTTTAGCAGTTTCTTTTGCACCAGCATCCTGATCAACTACAGGTTCAGGTGTTGCGTTTGCCGCTTGGGCTGATGAATTAGATTGTCCTGTAGTTGCCGCCTGGGCTGATGAATTAGGAAATTGCTTGTTTAATTGGTCACTACTATCCTGTGTTCGTTTTCCGATATCCTGTGCAACACCCTTGGCATCCATAATACTTTTAACTTGAGGAATTGTATCAGCATATTTTTTAGCAATTTCTATATATTTCGGATCGCTGAATACTACACCAGCAGTTTCATTTCCCCATATACCGTCTGCACCATACTTTGGAAAAATCTTGTTATCGCCGCTAGCTTTGACGATTTCATCTTGTAGAGCCTTAACATTAGGATTTTTTGGACCAGTTTTTTTCTTTGGAGCAGTATTATTCGAATTAGGGTTGTCAATTACAACTTTACTAGGATCGATAGGATCGTTATTTGTAACAACCTTCGTTGGATCTATCTCTTCTTCAAACAAATTTATTAAAGTACGTAAGGAGTTCATTATGCATACTCCCATTTACCGCCTTTGAATACAACTTTTTTACCGTTGTAAGTGCCAGTTGTTCCTTCTGCAGGTGTATTCTGCTGTTGAGTATTCTGTTGTTGATTCTGCTGAGTATTCTGTTGTTGATTCTGCTGAGTATTCTGCTGTTGATTATTTTGCTGTTGATTATTTTGCTGTTGATTATTTTGCTGTTGATTATTTTGCTGTTGATTATTTTGCTGTTGATTCTGTTGTTGATTCTGTTGTTGATTCTGTTGTTGACCTTTTACAGGCATCGGTTTACCTAGTAACTCCCATGTTTTTACATGTGCTTTATTATCAGGATCCCAACCGCGATTTGGTTTTGTTCCAGTCATTGCCATATGTTTTAGAGCTTGCATTTCAATTTTATTTTTTACAGTGCGATCCTTGGCTACATTTCCATCATCTGCTATCCAGTCGCCATTCTCATTTTTTGCCATCTGATGACCAAATTTAGCATAGCCTAATTCGTTCCAATCTGGTGGGAATGTATAACCTAATGTTCCATTTACATCTTTAAACTTATCATTATTACCATAATTTAAATTAGTACCAAATACGTTATCTAAGGCAGACGGACCTCTATGCCATGCACGAGCAACGTTTTGTTGCCAGTCATTTCTTTCCCATGGGGTAGCAGAAGCATCATTGCTTCTGTCGCCACCGCTAAAAGATCCACTATTTTGTCCGTATGGATCAAAATCATCATCTTGACCTTCTCTTAATCTAGCTCGTAAATTAAGGGCTGATTCGATTAATTGTTGTTCTGTGATTTTTTTCATGTTATATTCCTATCAATTTTTTAATTCTTGCCAGTTCGTCCGATTCTGCTACTGAATATGGCATGTTAGTTGGGTGTGCATTAGGTTTATGTTCTATACCTTTAACACTACTTGGTGGATCCATTTGTTTAACTCTAGCAATAACTTTTTTTACATCATGCGGTTTAGCATGACGATATTCGCCGTTGTTATAACTTTTAAGAATTTTTGTAATTACTCTTGTAGGCCCGATGGTAAAATTTCCTTCGTGCATTGGAGCGTCTTTATTCCAGAATCCACTAATACTGCTTTCTATTTCCATCTCGCCTGGTGATTTACTACCATCTGATACTGAACTACTCATAGTAGGAGACTCGAATCCGCACTCCATTGGATTAATCTTAAACTGTTTCATACAGTCATGCAATGTCATTTCTTTATGACCAAAATCTACTTTGTCATGTAACTCTGCACCACTTTCTCTTGCCTTGATTAATTTGGCTTTTAGTTTGGCAATTTTGTCTGAACCAACATGATCACGCCCAGCCTGACGTAATTGATCCATACCGTCTTTGCCATATTTTTTATTACCAAGATATGCTTGCAATCCACTTTCTGCTACGGGTGCGGGTGGAGTTTCACCGCCTGGAGCCGGAGGAGGAGTTTCACCGCCTGGAGCCGGAGGAGGAGTTTCACCGCCTGGAGCCGGAGGAGTTTCTGCACCCATGTCAGGTGCGGGTGGAGTTTCGCCACCTGGAGCTGGAGCCGCTGGTTCTGCACCCATGTCTGGGGGAGTGCTTGCGTCTGAACTCATATTATCTAATTCTTTACTTGCCAATAGTTCTCTTGCGGCGTCCTGTGCTCCTGGATTTTTTCCAGATGTAACAGCTTTAGGATCATTGTTGGCAACATCTTTTACATATTGTTTTAACACAGTAACAATATTGTCGTTATCTGATAAACCTTTTAAATAATTTTCAGTAAATTTGTCACTGTCGATAATACCTTTTAAAGTAAGTGCCGCGTTAACACCATCGGTTCCTGGCTTTAGTCCTTGACTGATTTTATCTTTTAAATTTTTAACTGCTTGTGATCTTATTTCTGGAATTGTACTGAATAATGTATTAACACCTTGTTGTGTTGTTTCATCTTCAGCAACAAGTTGATTCATGAATGATTCGAATTGATCTTCTGGGGATTCTTTGATTCGTTTACCTTCTTTATTGTATTTGCCTGATTCTTTTTTAGAAATTGCAATTGCCGCTTGTACAGGATTTCCTGCTTCGTCTAATAAATCGTCTGGTGTTAATTCTTTAACAGGAATATCATTTTCACTTACTAGTTTAAAGATGTATGGAAATGCTGTACGTAGTTCTTCGTTGAATGTGCGGATAGTTAATCTATCGATCCAATCATCCATTACTGCCTCTGGAATCATTTGTTCTTCATGATCTTCAAATGATTCTACAAATGCTTCGTAGTATGATGTACGGCTTAATTGTTGAATTTCTTTTTTGACAGAATCAATGCGTTCCATAACTTTACTAGTGATGTCGCCCATTGCCTCACTTAATGCTTCGTTACGACCAACATAACCTTTAAACTTGCGTAATTGTGCTAGCTCTTCTGATAAACTTGTAATATGTTTACCAATACTATCATAAGGGATACCGCCATGTTTTAAATGTTCTGCAAGAGCACGGGCACCTGCAAGATGTTTAAACGGATATTTAAAACGTTCACCATCTGCATTCTCAACATAGATAGATTCAATATGCATTGTACGTCCTGCGGCTAGGTCGGTATTAACTGGCTGACTGTGTTTAACTACCAGTCTTGCCTCTCCGAGGTCTTGGTAACTGATCTTAGCAGTACCGTACATTTTACTTTCCATCATGGTAAATTCTTCCTTGGGTTTCGCTTGGAACTCATAATCTCTTTTGTCTAATTGATCTTTGTTTATGTTTTGAATATCAAAATTTAATAGCCTGTCCTTGGCAAATGATCTTAATCCGCGAATAAATTTAAAAACTCCTGGATGTTTTTTTTCAGCTAGGCTTCCACTAATTTGTACAACTACTCCGTCTTCTCTGTCCAATGTAATTGTTACGTTACCAAGTTTAACACCACGGTCTTCGTATTCAAATTCAAAAAAACGTGCTCTGGGAATATCGCCTTTTCTACTTAAAACTTCAGCATTTTCATCGCCAATTTTAATGTCTGGAAAGCGTGTTTCAATCTTTCCATACAAGTCCTTGGCTATTTTATTCAGATTTGTGTCCATATAATATTTATCACATCCCCGTAGATATGAATATAGGCAAGGGTAGTTCGTAATTTTCTTCTTCGGCCCAATCGCTATGTACTTTTAGTCTATCAAATACATTAGGATCCCATTCTGCCAGTACAATAGCCATACGTACTATTAATAGTAAAGCCGCTACTAGGTCGTCGTGTTGCCCTTCTTTGGCCGCAAAAGTAGTACCTTTTGCAATATAAGTTTTAAGTTCGCTTAGTAAAGTACGGCTGTTTATAGTACATTTTCCTTCTTCGATTAGGTATTTAATTTTAGCACAAGTGGCAATTTTAGTACCAAATGTAGTATTAAACCCTTTGCGGAATTTCTTAACATGCCCTTTTCGTAAGGGTTCACTTAAAAATAACCCTGGGAAAGTTTCTTCTCCTAGATTGTCTATGACAACTAGGGCACTTTCACCCACAGTATTGTTTTCCACGCTCCAGTAGATTTGATTAAAACTATCTTCTCCTATCTCATCTGCTATGTATTTGATAACATCTCTAAGTATTTTAACCTGCTGTTGTATAGGTGTAATGTTATGTTGCCACTCGGCTATTTGAGTCATACTGGGCATTTCAAACACTTCGATAGCACCGTAGTCGCCGCCAGTACCTAAACTAGGATCCAGGGCTATAAGATAAACATGTCCAGGTTCGGGTTTTTTATACCAACGCACTTGACCCATTTTAAAAGCAGGCTCTCGTCCTACTAATTCTGCAAGTTTTAAACTGCTGATTAAGGTTTCATCATAAACTAAAAATTCGCAACCGTACTCGCGACGGAAACGTTCTTCACCGATACGTCCCATCTCAGTTTTTTTCCATTCATCATCGCGATCAGGATGTTCCCACCAATCGGCTTTAAATCCATGAAACCCGTTACGTCCAGTCTTGTCATCCTTTTCATTACCGTACTCGTCAAAGAAATCTTGACTTTCTTTCCAGATAATAGCAAACGTATCTTCGTCACTGTTAGGTGTACTTGTAATAATTGCTCGTCCACCAGTTGCTAGTGTAGGGCTGATTGATGTCCAAAATTCATCGGCGATGTTAGGTTGAAGGAACGCAAACTCGTCACAATATAATAAGGATATGGACATACCACGACCGGTGTTACCAGTAGTAGTAGCTGATACAATTCTTGATCCGTTGTCAAAATCAATGCTCCCTTTGTTATAACTTACAACACCTGATCTAATATAATCAGGACATAATTCGTATCCGTAACGAATACGTTGCATAATTTCCTGTGCGCCTGTGTATTTGTGTGCGGCAATTAGAATAGTCTGATCTGGATGAAACATAGCATACCATAACAAGTACGCTGATGCACAAGTAGTCTTTCCACTTTGACGTGGCAACATATTAATGTTAAAACGATAGTTGTGGTAAGCATTTAATAATCCTGTTTGGTATTTGTAAGGTTCAAATTTAACCTTTCCTTTTACAGGGTGCTGTATATGAAAGAAATGTTTTGCAAAATGCAAATAGCCAGTCTCGGGGTTGGCACACTCCAACAAATCTTGAACTTGTTGTTCTGTAAATTTTTCTTTTGTGTGGGCCTTTTTGGTTAAGACCCCGTCGAGACTTTTTGTCATAACACTATTTACCGAAAAAAATAGACCCCTAAGGGTCTATTTGGCACCTTGGACAGGGTGCTAACTGCGACGAAACTTAACCGTTTAATCTTTTGTTTAATGCTAGCATAGCATTTAATTCTTTACTTTCATTCATCTGTTCTGGCAAGCTAGGAGTATGATGTTGTCCTAAACTTCCTCGAATATCATTTTTCATACGCTTTCTTCTATCAGCCGTAAGTTTTCCTTTTGAGTCGCCTTTACTAGAGATACTACCATACCCCCAGTTCTCAGGATCATTGTGATGCTTAGGTAAATTACTTCTAGTATCTAATGGATCTGTCCATACAGTATCCCTGTCAAATGTAGATCGTTTTTGACCTGGATCTTTTTTAGGTCTTTCTTTTATACCGTATCCGTAATCTATGCTATCGTAATCATCACTGTCGCCTTTCTTTTGAGTAAACAATTGGCCTTTGTATTTAGGATCACGCCATTTAGCAGATTCTTCCATGTCTTCATAATCTTTAGGATCATGTTCTTCATAGTGATAATGCTCTAGTGCTTCTTGATGACTCCAACCGTATTTTCGCATTAGGTGACGAATCTTTTTCTCTTCATCATCATCGTGATGAGCGTTTTCTTTTACATCTTTTTTAGACATTTTTTCACTTTCGCGGCTCATTGATTTTTGTTTAACTTCTTCGTACATTGCTGAAAGTTTATTAACTAGACTTTCATCAAAATTACTTGGTTCACGTAAACTGTTTGTACCAGGAGCACGTTGTAACGGGCTAATCTTGCCTTTACTATTCATATCGTCGCCGCTGAACGTAACAGCATCGATTCCATGTACATGATGACCTGCTGATCCCTGAGCACTATTACCGTAAGTTTCTTCATCGTCGTCAAATTCTTCTTCCATACCACGTTCATCTGTTGTAAGAGGACTCATATCGCTTTGTCCTTCTTCGGCAGACATACTTGCAACCATATCACCCATCATAGGCTCTTCATGATCGTGTTCGCTGGAATCTTTACCAATGATCATAGCTGGTTCTTTTTCGCTTGAACCATTTTCAATATTACGTAGAATACTCATCAGATCTTTAATACCGCCAGATCCTTGACCAGACATAGTAACATTCATCGAAACATTGTCCTGTTGACTTTGTTGGGCATGTGCAATCATTGGAAGTGGGCCTTCGCCACATTCTTCAACACTTTCCTCTTTTGGTTTCTGAGCCGCTAACTGATTTTTACGTTGTTGCATATAAAGGTCAAATTTAGCACCTTCTGGTCCTTGACCACCGTAATGATTTGGTGGCTCAACACCTTCTTCAATCTTTTTTAATTTTGCCATTAAATCGTATAGTTGCATTATTTTGTCCCCTTAGGCAATTTAGGGAGTTTATTTTGTTTAGTACCAATGATACTAGTTGTCCCTGGTTTGTTTGTGTTAAATTCTTTAACTTTTCTATATTCTTCTGCGACACCTGGCATTTTTTCAGCAAGAATTTGATCATTAAATCCTTTAACTTGTGTCATGTTGTGTTTTTCTTTACCTAGTTCTTTTAACAAGTCATACTTGTATTTGTCGTTAACTAGGTCGCTGTGATCGCTAGGATCTTGAGTAGTTCCGCCAACTGCTTTACCAGTTTTTTCATCGTGTTCGTGATTAATTTCGTGTTCACGTTCTTCCCACATGTTGCGTACAATTACGTGGCTGTGGGTAACGCCTAGGCCAGTTGCAACCATATCGCGAATTTGTAAACTAGTTGCAGGATAATCTGTAGTAACATCATAGATAGTCATACCAACATTTTTGTGCTCTGGAAATTCGCTGTGACGTTCTTGAATTGGTGTTGTAATTCCTTTATTAACTTTAGTAACGTGGAATTGGCTCAAAGAGCCTTTGATTTGCTCAACAGCATTATCTGGGTGATCTCCAGCAATTTTTACTTTAAATTCGTAAACTTTTTTGCTTTCGGTCAAATATTCTTTGTATGATTTCATAGTCTGATCCTAGTACTATATTTATTTTAAATTCTTTAATTTCTCTAACAAGCTATTACGATCCGAAATAATGACTCCATCGCCTGGAATCGTAACACCTTCATCATGACCGTTAGTATCTTGGTCTAACTTTTGTTTCTTGAGCTGTAGATCAATCATCTTTAGCTTTTTATCTAATTTGGCACTTTTAGCACTGATAGCGTGTCCTAACATACCTGCGGCTACTTCAAACAATCTGGCACTGTATCTAGCTTCAACGTTCATGCCTAAATCCATGATATCTTCGTAGGCATCTTTTGCTTTTTGTGCTAGTTCGTCCAGTTCATTATCGGCAATATCGCCTAGACCTTTTACCGCTGGTAACGCGGCTGAGATTTTATCAAACTCACTCATGTCGCGAAGGAATGGCTGAGCAAGTTCAGCTTTGGCTTGTGCTTTTTCTTCCTGTTTAACGATTTTTTTACTATCGGGAAGATTTAGGATTTCTTCAAGTTTTTTAGTCATACTATTACTTATGCTTAAACTTGACTGAAGATATCATTTTCATTAAGGATACGAAATTTAATACCTTGTTGTTTACACCATAGTCCAGCGGCAGCCCATTTGGCTTGATTTTTAACAAACTGTGCTTGGTTGTACTTGTTCTTGCCCACACGTTCTAGTATAGTTTGGCTAGCTGGTTTAATTTCAATTAGTTCTGTAAGGACATGATTATGTCGGTCTACATACTGTATAAAAAAATCAGGAACATAAACTGTTTGTCTATCAGTTAGCGGATCTCTATAAGGAATCTGCACAGCTTCACTTGCCCATTTTTGCACATTTTCGTTGTTGTCGCAGAAATTCATAAAACTCCATTCCCAACTCGATCTGTAAGTAGGCGTTTTAGTACCTACATACTTTTCTGGATGTTTCATGGTGAATTTTCCACGTGCAAATTTAGCCATATTATACTAATATGTTACGTGATTCAAACGTGTCAGTAACTTGAGCAGTTCTAAAACCTAATAGACTGGTTTTTTCTCTGTAAGCATTTAATACCTGTGCAACCACTTGGCTAAGTTGCACATCAGTTAAACTTTTTAGTTTATCTAACAAACTAAACACACTGACGTTTTCTACTCTAGATTGATTTAATAATATAATTGCCGTGCTACTTGCACCTGCATAATCAAAACCACGCTTGACAAAAAATGCGATTGTTGCGTCGATCTCTGCCGCTGGAAAACTTACAGGAGTATTATAATACGTATCAAAAAATGTTTTAACATTTGTTGGTCCGCTTTGTGTTGCCGAAGGTAAATTTCCTATCATATGTTATCCTCCTGGTTTTTGTTGGGTAGCTTGGGTTGTGTTATCGTTATCGTTACTTTGTGGAAAGTTGTAACCACTCAACCCACCTGCATTATTATTGGAAGTTGAATCAATAATTCCCATAGTACCATTCGAATTAATTGGTTGTTGTGTGTTTTGATAGGAATTAATCTGTGTAATCACACTGTCAAGGAAACTTGCCGCATTGCCCTTAACATTTAAAGATTCTACAAAACTGGGATTTGGCACACTAGGATCTGGATTGATACCTTTTAAAGAACTCGGACTGTGATCATAATGCCCTTCTCCGAATCCTTCGGGGCTATCTTCGGATACTGCTCCTACACTATAACTTACAGCTTCATATTTGATTTTCATATCAAAATCATGCGTACCTGGCTGACTGTAATCTAATTTATTATGATTCCAACTAGTGATAATAGGATTAGCTAGGGTATATTGTACATATTCGTGTCTAGCCATTTGATAAATCTTAATGTACTTAAAAAAAGGAACTGTACTACCGTTGTCTAATCCGTATGCTGTCGGAATATAATTTGCGTTTTTAGTGGCAGTTCTATTGTATGCTCCGGGTATAGTTGCACTAGTTGGATCAGCATAATAATAGTTGTAATAATTTTGCCACAGGGCATTAATCAGTCCCATATTATCATCATGAAATTTTATTCCAAGTTCCATGGGTTCATGTATGTACTGAATATTTTTCTTTCTGTTGTATTGATTTGCCATGTCAGTCTTGACTGTGAAATGGGGTAAATCAACACTTTTAACCATCAAGTTAATTTCTTTTCCGTAACGCTGTACTAAATTTAAATTATAAACTGTAGAATTATCGATGCCAAATGCAACATGGAATAAAAATTTACTTTTAGGCGCTAATCTGAATTGATCAGTTACAAAGGTGTTATAGGCGTGGCGCCAATCTTTAAAAAAAAGATGGTTACTTGCTTGTAAATTACGGTTAGATGTAAAGCTCATAGTATTATTTATTTAAATAATTAACTACGTACATAATGAATAGTCAATAAAAAGCCTACGTGTGTAGGCATTTTTATTATGAACCTAATGCGTTATGACCGCTACTTGCACCTGATTTTTGTACAGATTTAGGAGCACCAATTGCAGGAACTGGATCAGTTTGTACTGCATTATCAAACTGGATTGTTAGATCAATCATTACAGGACCTTGCTCGCTGTATTTTAAATCTTGCCAGTTAGTTTGTTGTACATAACATCCATACAATTCCCAAGTTTCTAAAACGTTAGGAACATTAGAACCGTTACCGCCGTCTAACATTTCAATACGCATTGTAAACTTGTAATCACCAGCCGCTGCCGCTGAACTTTGTTCAAAAAAGTCAAACTGTTTCTGGTTCTGCTCACCGACCAATTTGCTAACTGCACCAGTAACATCATCACGCAATTTAACTGTAAGTGCTTTCCACTTAGGTTTGCCAGCGTAATGAATAATACTGTTGTAGATATCGATCTTTTGATCTTCAAATTCAACTTGTGGACGAGCCGCTTCAGCAACTTGTTTTGTTAGTTCTGTTGTTGGAGTACTTACACCAAAGTTTTCAAAGTTAATTCTAAAACGATACTTCAACTTAGGCATTAGCATGCCCTGTGAAGCCGCACTTTGATCACTTGCTAGTGGTACTGTAAAATTTGATAGTGCCGCGATTGCCATTTAATTTCTCCTTATTTGCCACTTAAACCGGCAATTGCGCCAGTATTTTCAAGACGTAATGGAATGTAGATGAATTCCACAGACTTAACTGGTTCGATTGCAATGTCAACATACAACTCATTAGCATCAATTCTGCTTGGAGTATTGTTTGAAGTGTCGCATACAACAATATAATCGTACAGGGCACGTTCAGCTGTTAGGTTAAGCAACAATTTTTCAATTTCTTGTTTAATTTCGTTACGTGTAATTGTATCATTTGGTTCAAATACATATGGTTTAGAAATGGCGTTCAACTGGTAACGTAAGTAAATTACTAAACGTGCTACATTGATACGATTTAAACTGCTTGCGACTAAACTACGAGTATATTGTCCGTATGCTACAAGTCCAACACCGCCAATGTATGTTATTGGGTTAACTTGTATTGTGGCTAATGTGTTACGTTGCCCAGTATTCAATGCGATAGGATTAAACACACCAGTTTGTGCAGTTACATAACCTACACTACTTGCATTTGTTACACCACCACGACGTACACCTGCTGGTGCAAACCAAGGATAAGCAACATTATCGCTTAATGCGATTGTACGCAACATGATATGACTTGGAGGAACAACGATGTCATTACCGTATAAGTCTGTTGTATAGCCCCATGGATAGTATACACCAGTATTTGCATCTGTTGTAACTAGACCAACTTCGCCATCGCCTGTTGCATTATTTGTATTATTACCCCAGTTACTTAAACTTGTTGCATCGTTTGGTAAACGTGCAGGAGCATCTGCTACAATAAATGATAGTAATCCACGACCAGTATTTAAATTAACCAATGCGGATGTTGTTTCTAAATATCCTGGGCAACTTAATAAGTTAAATGTAACACTGTCTTCGTTACGAATTTGTTGATTAGCGTTAATTGTAGCATTTAAAGCCGCTACAACAACAGCACGTTGAGCTTTACGACCAAACACGCCCACACCTAAATAATCATTAGCGGCATCTGTTACCCAACGATCTGGATAATAGTAAGTCATTACTGGGTTACCGGTAACGCTTGTATTATAGGCTTGTGTGTTTACATAACCTGAAACGTACTTTTTAACGTTAAAACTGCTACGGCGTAGATTATACAACAAAGTTCCCTTTGGATATAATTGTGCGTTTGGAGCGTCAAAGTCAACAAAGTCGCTTGATAATAATAATGCAATCGAATCCAGTGTATCAGCACCAGTTTTTACAGTATTTGGATTTAATGTTTCATCGCTCCAACGTGCATCGGCAAATATGATACCATTACTAGTTGTGTGATCTGTGTTGTTAATCAATACCCATGCTTTTATTAAGAAATTCCAACGATAAATTGTTGGCCATGCTTCTAAATTACTTGAATTAATCCACAAATCACCATGTTGTAGTACACCGCCTGTACTGTTAGTAGTTGGTTGTGTTGAACTAATGATTGGACCGTTAGCATCAGTTTGTGTATAATTAGTTGTATATCCAACACCCTGGTTAACAACAACTTTACCAGCAGTTGAAGTATAACCTCTCCAATGTGTACCATCAGTGATTAAAATATCTACATCAGTGATTGAACTATTATACCATAATTGTCCGTTAACTGGTAATGTTGAAGGTGCTGTTGCACTAGGTGTAACCAATGCAGTACCGCTACTATTGGCTGCCGCCCATGCAGTAATGATATAGTAGTTTGCTGTTCCGGATGGATCAGCATAAAATTCATTATTAGTTCCTACAGTAAATATTTTACCAATAGGTAAATTAGTACCGTCTTGGATTCTAATGTCACCGCCTTGCGTATGGGTAATTGTAACTTGATTTGTACTTGTTACAGTTGCCACAACGTTTGCCAATGGAACTACTGCTGTGTTAATTGCGGCTGCCAATGCGTTTGCATCAGAGCTAGCACTGCCAGTTGTTGTGAAACTAACTGTTACATAACTTGGTAATGTTGCTGAACCAACTTGGCTAGATGAAAGAGCAAATGTAAATGAGCTTGAACCAAATGTACTATTTGTTATAATAGCACTAGTTGAACTTGTTATACCTGTTGATAAACGTTGATAAATTTTGTAATTTACATAAGTTGGATTTGTGATTTCATCATCGTTA